CATGAATTTCAAATTCCTGTGAGTAAAACAGGAGATGCCTGGGAATGAGGAACTCAAGTCTTTAGCGATTTTCTCAACAGTTTTGGATCCCCATGATTCTACTGATGCTTTTTCCGAAAGCATTTTGCCAATTCGCCAATAGAGCTCTATCAGTTCTTTAGTGATGGACATCGCAGCTCTCAGCTGAGACTTTTGAATGTCCTGCTTGATGTGGTCTAAGAATTTGGCATAGCTGCCTGGATCTACGATCTCGTGTTTTTTCGCGTTCATTATTACCCCTAAGATATTAAATTTACTTTCTTACTCGCATTTTCAGCACGAGATGTTTTGTCATAAGCATTAACCATTTCCGATGTCGAATGGCCGGTGACACGCATGATGTCGCTATCCTGAAAACCTTGTTGCCTTAGATAAGTGACAGCAGAAGCCCGAAGAACGTGTGGAGAGACCTTAAAAGGAATTCCAGCTCCTCTTCCGGCTTTTGCAAAAGTGACCGCCACTTGATTGATCATGACTGGTTTCCCGGATCTCGTTACAAATACATGCCCTTGTCGTTCCCCAATATAAACCCTTAAAGCTTTCATGATGCTCTCAGAGTAGGTGATCACGGTTTCTTTATAGAGCTTCCTTGTTTTGGATTGTGTGAAAGTGATCTCGCATTGATTCCAGTCAATTTGGTCCACCTGCAAAGAAAGAACCTCATTGACCCGTTTGCCTCCCTGCAGAATGATCTTGGCGATGAGGCAATCGCGAGGATTGATTTTTTCTAGTTCTTTGAAAAAAAGAAGCCATTGCGCTTGGGTCATAGCCTTCGTTTTGACCTTTTCGTAGAGATTGAAAAATGTCTTCGTGTTTCCTTCTTTGCTGGGCACAGCTTTTCTGATCAGCCCTTGAAGGCGTCTGCTGAGAAAACCTGTGAATGAAATATAACAAGCGGCTCTGGCCTGTCTCGTAGTCTCTGCCCATTTTGGGAATAATTTGATGTGATCAATGACCCCTTCATGGTTGATCAATGCAAATGCTTGCAAACTCAAGAGGGGATCGAGCCATCCAAACTCAATGAGTTTTCTGATTCCAGATCGATAATTGATTTGCGTTTTCTGCCCGAGCGTAGAAAGCCAATGATCAATCGCCTGCTCGACCGAGGTCTCTTCCAGCTTTTTCCAAATCAAATTCGTCTTGGCTGAGGCTACCTGCTCGTATGTTTGTAAGTCATGAGGGACAAGCGGCTCGTGAATAATGGGGACTAAACTCATGTCCTGCGCTCTCTTTGCCAAAGATTTTGAAAAAGCTTCTGATGTTCATCCAGACAAAGAAAACCCTGAATAGGGGAATGTGGATCCATTTTGATCGTCGTCAAATGGGTCTGTTCAGATTCTGAGGATTTTTGGGCTTTTGGCACCTGTTTATCCGATGTTAGCTTTTTGGGGTCCCGATCCTTCATACAGCCTCCGACTTGTTTATAACTCGATTTATAAACAACAAAATGTAGCTCAAAACTTCTTTCTTAGCAACTCGAAGTTTTGTCTCTTTTTCGTATTAGGAGCTAAAGCGTTTTAGCCACTCTCATCCTAAACAACACATAACGCCAACAACTTTAAGTATAGGTATTGACAATCCGGATCCTAATTGCTTATATGTTTTATTGTCAAAGCAACTAAAGGATGTTAGCGATTATGGACGATCAAGCAGTTATGCAGCAAAGCGATCAAGAGACAAGTGCGCAAGCTGTCTCAAATCGAAATAAGAAAAAGATCAAAGCGACGGTTTATCTGACTGAAGAGGCAGAACGAGCATTTACGGAACTTTACATCCATCGTTTGCGAAAGGATCGTAAGATCGATCGCTCGATGATCGCTTGCGATGCCATCCAGGCTCTATATGAGAAGGAATGCGGCCAACCCGTCTGAAACAGAAAAACCCAGTCGTCTTCATTGGGTTTTTCTGTTACATTTTAGAGATTAGAATGTCGTAATTCCTGACAGATCGTAAGTGGAGTCAGCAAGCATGAGAAAGGCTCCGCTGAATGCATCCACAATGTCATCGTGGCCACCCTCTGGGAAGTTTTCTAATTCGCGTAAGAAATCTTCATTCCAAGAGGCTTGAAGAATCTTGATATTCCCAGCTTCCGCCTGTGAAGAAACAGGGAGAGAACGAGTCACCTTATCCTGCGTCGCTTTGAATGTTTTGACGGTGTAGCCCTGAAGCATTCTGACAAGATAATCGGCTTCACTCACTCCTGCTTGGCCGGGGTCTTGTTCAATACCAATTCTCACTCCAATGCCATCTTGGCTTGCTGTATTTTTGATAGCGGTTTGAACGCCAAGCGGGCTTTGTTGGATTCTGACCATGTCTGTGACATATAAGATGTTGTTTTTGTCTTTCTCGAGACGAAGCCCAACGGTATAGTCTGGGTCATTGGTGTCAGTTCGTTTGGTCGCTGCCCGATCCCAATAACGCACAGTCTTGGTTCCTCCCTTTGGAATCGCCTTAACCACTTCAAAAAAGCTTCTTTGGAAGAACATTCCAGCGGTTGGACGCACATTCCAGTTTCCCATGAGGAGCTGTTCTCGCTCGAACCGAGGAAGAGCTTTAAGATTGGCGAGATAGCCAGGGTCTTTTTCAAGGAGGATTTTATTGTCATGCACCGTTGATGCTATGAAGGAAACGCTCTTAGGCAGGCAGTTGGGATCTTTTTCGAGCAATGCTTCGCGACTTGCTCCCCAAATTGTCTCGTCGTTTTGAATGAAGAACCAGCGCGTTTTCCCACTGCGAGAGGGGATAGGGTAGCCTGAGATTTCATCGATCCACCAGGAGATAAATTTTCTAACCCAAGAATCAGGGTCAGGATTCGTCGTGGCTCGAATATAAGGCCTGACACCAGAAATCGACCTGTTTCTCGAGAGCATATAAACGAATTGAGACCATGAAAAATGGGTCAGCTCATCAAATCCGATCATAGGGATTTGAGATCCTTGCCAGTCAAAGCGCGTTTTATCATGTTCAAGGTGAGCAAATTTAACCTTGCCCTTCCCTTCAAAATCCCACTCGAGGGTAGATTCCTTTGGCGTTCCATCTGCATGAGGAAAGATCTCGCAGCTGGTATCCCATAGCCCTCCTGGATTTCTTACCTGGGTGCTATTCCTGCGAAATACGACAGCGGAAAATCCAGGTACCTTTCGGTGGCGCAAACATTCCATCAGAAGCGCCCAGCTTTTCCCCCCACCTGCAGCTCCTCCATAAATGACGATATCGGCATGGCTTAACAAAAACTGTTCTTGAGGGCCTTCTTGTGGGCTAAATTCAGGCATGTGGATCCTCCACTTTTTCCCCCGTGTAATCACCCCTTCCATTATCGGGGATGTAAATCCGCACCGGGTCTTGGTCCTTGACGATTGTCTCGGTCACAATCGTCTCTCTTTGACCGAGCCATATTTTGCCCAGCCAGATGGCCATCGTGGCACTTCGCTGCGCTTGCTGAAATTGATAGCGGCGGAGGGACAGTTTATGCAGCCCATTACACCTTTTTCTTAGCTCCGCAAAACCCATACCAAAAGCCTCCCTCAATCGCCGGTCCAAAGTATCTGTGCTAACACGAAAAGCCCCCGCTACTTCTTCGGCCGTTGCTTGCAGCTCAATCCAATACAGCACTTGATCCAGATTGATTTCTTTCTCTGGGACAGTTCCATTCCATTGCGAGGGTGGAGCATTGGGATCTGTAGGAGCCTTCGTTTTAATCTTTGGTCTGCCGCTCGGTCTCCCTGTAGGTTTTCTAGGCATAGACTTCTCCATTCAGCTTGATTTCACAGGGCTCCTCTCTTTGCGCTTTATATTTCCTGTAGCGGTCTACAATGACATCGCAATATTTGGGATCCAATTCACATCCGAAACACCGGCGCTTGAGTTGATCAGCTGCAATCAATGTGGTTCCTGAACCTAAAAAGAAGTCGAACACAAGGTCTCCTTCTCTTGAGCTATTCTTGATCAGATAGCCAATGAGAGGAATGGGTTTCATCGTGGGATGCTCGGCATTTCTCTGAGGGCGATCAAATTGAAGCAAGGTGGTTTGCTTGCGGTTGTTATACCAGCGATGTTTTTCTCCCTCTTTCCATCCATATAGAACGGGGTCGTGCTCTGTGTATTCTTTTCCGCCAAACAAAACCGGCTCATGCTGCCATTGATAATCTTGCCGTCCAAGAACAAAGGAATTTTTCAGCCATATCAGGCATTGAGCCATTTTCAAACTTGCCTCTCGGAAAAATCGCCGAAATC